TTCTTGATGAACCTTCAACATCAAGGATTGCAAGAAATGATTCAGATACCATTACAAAGACTTTCATACAAGAAAGAAAGACTAATAAAGTAACTTCTGTTCCTACTGTAAAATCAACATGGAATGAACCAGAAACTTCTTATGCTACAAAGTATCCATACAACAATGTTATGGATACAGAATCAGGGCATCTATTAGAATTCGATGATACTCCAGGTGCCGAGAGAGTTCATATTGCTCATAGAAGTGGTAGTTTTATTGAATGGTTCCCTGATGGCAGTAGAGTAGAGAAAATCACTAAAGATAACTATTCTATTGTAATGAAAGATGACAATGTTTACATTATGGGTAAATGCAACATTACTGTTCAAGGTAATGCTGAAGTTTATGTTAAAGGCAACGCAGATATGAAAGTTGATGGTAACATGGATATGAAAGTTGGTGGAAATTACTCAGCGCAAGTTGGCGGAACAACAACATGGAATTCTGGCGGAAATTATAAAGTAACAGCACCTAAGATTGACTTCAACTAATGGCAACAGCATCACCAACAACTCTACCAAATGTGGATGTAGAGGTCAATTTTACAGATGTTATTACGGTAACTTTTGATGATTTGGCAAATGGAAATTTAATTTCAGTATCGGCAGATTTAAACGATTTTGGAGTTGCCATCAGTAATACTATAAACACAGTAACAGTTACAGGTAAGTATAGTATAAACATATTTGATAACAAATCAATTAGGCACATTACCAGAGGGTCATCTGACAAAATTGAACAGTATCAAGTAGCACAAAATTTTAGCGAGTTGGACGCATCCAGACAGGTCTACAACTTCTCGCCTGACCCTAGGAATAGTGTCATAGTCACTTACACAATTTCGACAACGGAAGGTGATTTAACTTTGACTAAAACGGTATTCAATGAATATTCAGCTGGCAGAGATGCCTTGAAGGCTTTTGTATAATGCCAGCTGTAACAAGATTGGGCGACAAATGCACCGGCCATGGATGTTTTCCACCAAGAGCCAACGATGGTGCTTCAGGTGATGTTTTTGTTAATGGTATAGGAGTTCACAGAGTTGGTGACCATTGGGTTACACATTGTTGTGGGCCATCGTGCCATGATTCCACGGCAGCTAGTGGTTCAGATACAGTTTTTGCAAATGGAAAAGCAGTAATGAGAATAGGAGACTCTGTGGCATGTGGTTCAGCTGTTGCACAAGGGTCAGGAAATGTTTTTGCAGGCTAGATAAATAGAACATGGCTCAAGTAGATATACAATCATCCCGCAGTTTTAGAGACTTGGATTTGAATTTTACCATTCATCCAGTCCGTAAAGATATCAATACTCACAAGAATGAGTATGCTATCATCAATTCGGTTAAGAATTTAATTCTTACCAATCACTACGAAAGGCCATTTAGGCCACAAATTGGCAGTAGTATTCGCAGACTTTTGTTTGAGAATATTGACACAATCATAGCAGCACAATTAGAAAGAGCAGTTGTAGAGACAATTGAAAACTTTGAGCCAAGAGCTCAAGTAAATCAAATTAATGCAATTGCCGATCCAGACAATAATGGGTATAAACTAAGACTTGAATTCTTTGTTATTAATAGTGTAAACCCAATCACAATTAATTTTTTCCTAGAACGGATTAGATAATATGGCAGACCGTTTACAAGTTACCGAACTTGATTTTGATACAATCAAGAATAATTTAAAAGCATTTTTAAATCAACAATCTGAATTTACAGACTATGACTTTGAAGGTTCTGGTCTGAATATTCTATTGGATATTCTTGCTTACAATACCCATTACAATGCCTACTATCTAAACATGGTTGCTAATGAATCATTTTTAGATACTGCTATATTAAGAGATTCTGTTATCTCTCATGCTAAGACTTTAGGTTATACACCACATTCAACAAGAGCATCTGTTGCAGCAATTAATTTTACGGCAAACTCAGCAACATCAACAAGTGGAACATTAACATTACCAGCTGGATTTGGTTTCTTGTCAAACCAAATTGATAGTAAACCATATAACTTTGTTGTATTAGAAGATACAACTGTAACTAAATCAAATTCAACTTATTATTTTGAAAATTTAGAAATCTATGAGGGTCAATTAACCACTTATAGATTTACTCACAACTCTGCATCAAATCCAAAACAAGTATTTACTTTGCCTGATGCAAACATTGATACAACAACTATTAAAGTTCAAGTTGCGTCATCCTCTGGAAATACACAACTTACAGTTTACAATTCAGTTTCTGATATCTTGGATGTTGGTGTCAGTTCAGAAGTTTATTATCTACAAGAAAACAAGTCTGGTAAATATCAAATCTACTTTGGTAATAATGTAGTTGGTAAATCATTACCTGATGGTGCAATAGTGAATGTTACTTATTTAAGAACAAACGGAACGGCTGCAAACAAAGCAAATAACTATGTTGCAACTTCTGGTATTTCAGATTCTTTAGCAGAGTCAATTACAAGTTTTGTTATTGATCCAATTTCTTCGGCTGCAGGTGGTGCAGTAAGAGAATCTGTTGATGATATTAAGTTTGCTGCAGCTGCACAGTTCACTACACAAAACAGATTGGTGACTTTTAAAGACTATGAATCATATCTAAAGAAAAATTATCCTAGTATTGATTCTTTATCTGTTTGGGGTGGTGAAGATGAAACACCACCATCATATGGCAAAGTTTATATCGCATTAAAACCAAAAACAAATTATTTTATCTCAGAAACAGAAAAACAAAGAATCATTGACGAGATTATTAAACCAAAAGCAATTGTTGCCGTAAGTGCAGAAATTAGAGATGCGAAATTTCTGTATCTATTGGTTAAAAATACAGTTAAGTATGATAAAGCAAAAACTGTTAGTTCCACCAATGCAATTACAACTGCAATTAGAAATGCAATCATCAACTATTCAAATACTTACTTGAATAAATTTAATTCAACATTTATTCTTTCTAAATTACAAGATAATATTGATGGTGTTGATTTAAATGCAATTGCTGGTTCAGAAACACTTTTAAGATTAGAAAAACGATTTGCTTTAAAATTAGGGCAATCAACAACCTATGAAGTTGACTATAATGCTTTGTTGCACAGAGGCACTTCAACCAACAAGTTGACAAGTTCACAATTTACCATATTTGATACAGTTGGTGTTTTGAGAACGGCGCAGATAGAAGAAACACCAGAATCATTTACTGGTGTTTCTGAAATTCAAGTAACAAATGCAGGCACAGGATACACATCTGAACCAACAGTTACTATTACTGGTGATGGTGTTGGTGCGATTGCAACTGCTGTTCTTACAAATGGCAAGATAACAAACATCGTAGTAACTAAAAGAGGTATTAATTATACTAGAGCATTAGTATCAATCTCAGGCGGCAGTGGTTATGGTGCATCTGCAATTGCAATTCTTGATGGTAGATTTGGTACACTTAGAACATTTTACTACGATGAAAATGCAGAGAAGAAGATTATCAACGCAGAAGCTGGAACAATCAACTACACATCTGGTCTAATCACATTGAATGACTTAAATGTTAATTCAATTTCAACACCAGATGCTTTGATGAGAATCAATATTGAATCTGAAAGAGGCATTATTACTTCTTCGAAAGATACCATCATCACAATTGATGTAGATGATCCAACTTCCATAACTACTGAATTATCTGAAGTGTAATGACTGATAATAAAGTATCGCTGTTAATTAACAAACAAGTTCCTGAATTCGTTCGGGAAGAGTATCCTGTTTTCATTTCATTTTTAGAAGCATATTATGAGTTTTTGGAAAACAAACAAGGTACTCAAAAAAATGATTTAACTACCAAATCAAAAGAATTAAAATACATTTCTGATGTTGATAATTCTATTGAAGAATTTGAACAACAGTTTTTAAATTCATATGCTACATTTTTACCAAAAGAAACAACAATAGATAAAGCGCTATTGATTAAAAATGTACTGCCTCTTTACCTATCAAAAGGTTCTGAGAAGTCATTCAAGTTACTATTCAGAATGTTGTTTGGTGGTGAACTTGAAATTAGTTATCCAAAAAACAATGTCCTCAGAGCATCTGATGGTAAATGGGAAATTGAAAATGCAGTAAAAGTATCAACTGAAATTTACTCAAACTATACTGGTAACGGAACAAACAAAACTTTTTATATTTTGGCCAAATTAGGTTTAAGTGAGGTGTCCGTTTATGTGAATGGTGTTCTACAAACAACTGGTTACGGCATCAGAAAAGAATCACAAAAATTGGTATTTAATACTGCACCAGCAAATGGCGCAGTAATTAAAGTTGGATACGCTGAAACTTTAGATAAAGCAATTTTTGCCAATAGAAGAATTACTGGTGTTAAATCTGGTGCAACTGCAACAGTAGAAAAAGTTTCTAAGAATATCGTTAACAATAAAACAGTTTTAGAATTGTATGTTAGCCCAAAGACATTACTTGGTGAATTTACTATTGGTGAAGGTGTAACAACTAATGTTATTGGTCCAGATAATAATTTAATAAATGTTTCTTTCACAACAATTTCATCGCTATTAAGAATTAATATTATTGATGGTGGTTCAAGTTATAATGTTGGTGATCCAGTTATTGTTGCTACTGATGTATCGACAACACCTGCAACTGCAATTGTGTCAAAGACATTTAAAGGCACAATTACCAGAGTTGCAATTGACGAAGGTGGTTCAGGATTTAAAACAGCATCAAGAATTGCAGCT